TCCATCTAATCTAGTTGATTTTAATCTTAATGAAACTATAGGATACAATGTGCCTGCCGTAGTTAAGGTCTTAGGTGTTGTTATTGGTGTACCTACAGCCTGTTGTAAGCCACGAAGTTCATATCCTCCTTCAGATATTACAGTAGAACATATTTGTTTTAATCTACTTGATGAAGCTGTAGCAGCTGTATTTGTTATTTCATATCTAAGAGGCAAAGAAGCTGTAGTAATATATGTAGATGTGATTAAGTTAGCATGGTTGAATCTATGACAAACATAATAATTTCCATCTATAATAAATCCTATCCTAACTGTTCCCACACCTAACCACTCAAGATCCATAAATAAGATCTGAGCTTTTGTTAAATCAAGTGTAATACCACTAGGACCTGATCCATCCATAGGATCTACATTCCAATTTGCTTGAGCAACTGAATTATTTACTAATGATCCTGAAACAGAACTTCTTTCAACAAAACTTACTGCGCTGTCATTCTGTTCTAGATAATATCCATTAGATGCCCCATAATAACCCACTCTTTGTCTAAGCCCTGTCTTAGCAGCATTCATTACAAATGTATTAAGAACAAGAAGACTCTTACCAGGTTGATAAGAAAACACCTTTGTGGTTTCTCTAATAACTTCAGAACCTGATGCTGCTGTTACACCTAAGTTTATTAAACCTTCATTAGCATCAAATGTAGCAGACCCACTTACAGCAGTAGCTGTTGACCACAAATTATTATCTGCAAATCTATGACTAGAGTCAAATAATGTAAATGGTTCACTTACTCTTAATCTACCAAATGCATCTGCAAGCATTGGTAAATTATTGAGTATATTAAAGTTTGATACTGAGGATGAGCTTATTATAGTTCCCATTATGGAGTAGGTGTGTTATATGTTATGATAAGTGATGCTCCTACAAAATCAGTATCCCAAGCAAAAGTATTTGGAGGGTATTGATTACCAAGTCCACCTGCATCCATATTAATAGTTACTCCAACTGGTATAGTCACCTGTGTTATTCCTCCATCAAATGAAAGTGTTATAGGAACAGTACCCACATTTGCAAAAGATATGGAATAAACTGCATCAGGTAAAAATCCTATAACACCAGATAACACCTGAATATTTGGTGTTATTTGCACTCCAGCTTGTTGAGTACATAAAGTAACAGCTAATGAGTCACTACAATCCTGTTGACCAACTAATACAGGTACGTTATTAAGACCATCTGAAGCAAAGACTTGAATGCTATCATTAGTTTCTGTAACACTAACTGGTAGTGCATTTGATGCATCTACCACAGTTCCATTAACACATAAACTAACTTGATCAGCACAAGTTAAAGAACCAGAAGTACTGTTAGCTATTGCTTCAAGTCCTTGTAATACTTTAAGTTGCCAAGGAAAATTATTTCCCTGATTTCCACTATTTCTTAAATCTCCTATACTATTTGACATAACTTTACTTTTAAAAAAGTACAGCCCAATTAAGGGCTGCACAAGTTAATATTTATTTTAAGGTTCAACTTCAATTACTTCTTCACCTTTTTCTGCAGCAATATATGGTGATACTATTTGAATAGTAAATTCAGTTTCCGGAGTTTTAGGATCATCAATTATAATAAATGTTCCAGCAGGAACACCAGCACGTTGAGCTTCTTCTATTGAGGAATAAATACCTGGTCTTAAAAGTGCAGCAAGTAATGCTGTTAATTCAACTGTCTTTATTTCAGGATTTTCTACTATTAATTTAGCACTATTAAATACTAAAGCTGATATATTATCAACACTTACAAGAACATCTGATTCTTCAAATTTTGTTTCCATTATATATAATTTAATTATTGAACAATTTTTACTATTAAATCAGTTCCATTAACTGATGAATACCAATCACCTTTTTTTAAACCTCCTGCAATTGCTGCTGCATTATCAGGAAATACTCTTTGTACAGCAAGTCTGTATCCCCAATCAAAGAAAAACTTATTTACTGATCTATTAAGGTATTGATTAAATTGAGTAGGTTTTGATTCATACTCAGGCATTGTAGATCTAGCATCATCTACATTTTCAAATTCTGGTAAAGCTCCCATTATATAAAGTTTAAAATGTTAATGATTACAAATATTCAGCATGTTCAGTTATACGAACTCTATCTATATAAGCTTCATCAGCAGGATTACTTAGTTCAATTGCAAATATAATATAGATCTGACCTAAATCTACAGTTGAATTTTGTATAGTGTTACTTGTATTACTTAAATCACTTGCTGATTGTGTTGTTCCATTAAACATTGTAAATAGATCATCCATTTTTTTAACATCTCTAATGTTTCTTAAATATGCGTTTGCAACTGCAGGTTGATTTGCACCTGTTGCAATTCTTACAAAAGTACCTGAAAAATCTGGTTGATCTGATAAATACACTTGAGATTGAACATTTCCAAATGCAAAACGTCTATAACAACCCCAAGATATTTCAAGAATTGAATTTGTTGCTAATGCACCACTTAAATCCTTAACTATTGAAATTTCTGGAGTAGTACTTCCTATAACTTGACCTCCTAAATCAGGATGATTAAATATAGTTTTAACATAATCAGGTGGTGGAGGGCCAGCAGGACCTGGTATTCCTTGAATCCCTTGTGGACCTTGAGGACCAGTAGCACCCTGTGCAGCAAGTAATGCCCAATTTGCAGTATCTGTAGCAGGATCTGTAACAGATGGTCCTACACCAGCTGGGTTATAACAAAAGTATGAAGCACCTCCAAAAGATACTGCATCATTTTCTGCATATACAGTAGCATTAGACCATACACCTTGCCAGATTAATCCTGCTGGACCAACTGGTCCTGGAACTCCTTGTGGTCCTGCTGCACCTGTTAACCCAGTTGCACCTGTAGCACCTGCTGCTCCTGTAGATCCTGTTGCACCTTGTGATGCTAGTAAAGCCCAATTTAATGGATCTATATCTGGACTAGTAGTACCTGATGTTGCTGTTATACAAAACCAAGATGCACCTCCATAACCAACTGCATCATTTACATTATATGAATTTCCAGAAACCCATGCACCTTGCCAATTTAGTCCAGAAGGTCCTACTGGTCCAGGTACACCCTGAATTCCTTGAGGGCCTGTTGGTCCCACTGATCCAATTGGTCCTGGAGCACCCGTAGCTCCTGTTAAACCTGTTGCTCCTTGAATACCTTGAGGTCCAGTAACTCCTTGTATACCTTGTGGTCCTATTGGTCCTTGTGGACCTTGTGCACCTTGAGATGCTAACAATGCCCAGTTTGCAGTAGCTAAGTCTGGAGGAGTTGTTCCTGATGTTGGAGCTATACAGTACCATGAAGCACCATTATAACCAACTGAGTCATTTACTGTATATGATGTACCAGATACCCAAGTACCTTCCCATGTTAAACCTGCTGGTCCCACAGGACCTTGAATACCTTGAATACCTTGTAAACCTGTTGGACCTTGTACACCAGCAGGTCCTGCAGGTCCCTGATTTCCTTGTGGTCCATTATTCCCTTGTGGTCCCGCAGGTCCTTGAGGTCCTGGAGGTCCTACAGTTCCTGGAGCTAATTGTCCTACAAAATCTTGTACAGTAATTGCACCTGCCAAATAAGAATCATCTCTTCTGTCGTCCTTAATTCCTATTGGTAATAATGTTTTTGCAACATCCACCGTTGTCACAACTCTTTTTCCTTTAATCCAGGAAATAAAATTTAAAATATCCATGATAATTAGTTTTATAAATAATATACTATAATATACAAAAAATATTTGAATAAAAAAAATCCCCAGAAAAATTTCTGAGGATATTTTTGTTTGATTAGAGAAAAGTATCAAAACATAAGACCTAGTACAAATGAAATAATTAACATAACTACTATTGTCATATTAGCATATTTTCTACCTGTAGGATCATCTTCCCATACATTAGACATCTTATTATAAATAGGTTTACTCATAGCATTATTTACTAAAAATAAAAACCCAATTATTAATACACCAATTATAAAAATTACTCCTGTTATCATAATGAATTAATTCTACGTTGTAAATATACTAAAGCTTTTTGAAGATCTTCTTTTTCAGTAGATTTATTTTTCTTACCTGCTCTTGCAACATACTTAATTACATTACCTAGATAAAAATCTTTATCCAATCCCCAAGCTTCTAATACTTGAAATACTTCATAAGTATTATCCTTACCACCATAGTAACCTGGTCTTGGTGGTTCACCCAGATTCTGAACTCTTTTACTCCAATCTATTTCTACTGCTGTAGGGCAAGTTGGTTTATAAAGGTTGGTGTCCTTTCCATAAACTCCATCTACCATATCTTTATATGGAGATTGTTT